CGATATGAAGCACCAAGTACTACCACATCCTTGCAGGATTCTGGTAGCCCTGTTTGTGTTGCAAAATCTTGGACATTGGTTGTAAATGCTACAGGTTCAGTTGCGTATACAATCTTTACAGTTCTACCTGGAGTAATATAATCTCCAATAGTTACTGTCTGAACATCGTCTGTAGATGTATAACCAAAGGCTGTAGGCTCGGCAAAAGAATCAAATGTCCATCTACGGACTGGTATCCACTCTTTAGATGGGCCAATCTCTTGCCACATAATTGTTAAAATATTATCTATATTTAAGTTAGCAAATGCATATGTAGTAATTGCTGCATTGTAAGTAAATGAAGTATTGTTTACCGCAAATATAGTTGCACCCATTGCTTTAATGGTGTCATTAACTGCACGCTTAATTACGTGGCGTGGAAAAGTAGGGGAGATAGTAACCTTAGTATCTGTTGCGTGTGTAGCAGCAGTAGTTCCTAGATAACCACGGCCATACGGGGCTACAGTGGCTGTATTAGCAATGCGGTCAAATGAATCCACCCACATCAATTCTTCATCAACTTCAATTACACCTTTACCTAAATTCTCGGTAGAGCCTAAAGATAAAATAGTAGGTGAAGATGATGGAGATGTTAGAGTAGTAACTGCACTGGTTAGGTGAGTTGCTCTATCTTGTTGGTATGTATATCCAGCAAGGTTAATCTGGATTTCATCCATTATGTTTGATAGGGTAGTTGTCATATCTTCCTTTATTATCTAGGTGTAATGATTTTTTTCTTAGGAGTTATTAACTTTGACTCTTCTTTTGGCTTGCCAAAAAAGGCTTGATAGTAGTGCTCATCAAATGAGAACCGCTTCATATGTGGAGCAGTGGCTCCTGTATGGCAATAGAGTGGAACCTCTGCCTTATCGCATAGTGCAAAAAAGAATATATCTTCGCCAATAAATTTGGCACCTCTACCCATTTCCATAAAGATTTGACCGTCAGGTGCTACTTCACGGACTTTAGGTACTATGTTTCTATGCATCAAGATAAATCCCATACCTGCTGCATCTACCTTAATCATTTGATTTACAGGTAGTGGGTGTACTCTGGATAATCCAAAGCCACCATCTCCATCGTTAACAAAACTAAATACAGTAGGCATTGGAACCATCAAAGGTTCCTCAGGATTATCTGTAGTAAAATATACTCCAGTAATCAATGGACGCTTTTCAGCATCTCTATTGTCCCATAGTAGTTTAAACTTTTCTGGACTAATTACTACATCTGAGTCTACCCATAGTAGCCATTCATAATCAGTCTTATCAAACCAGTAATCAATAACTGTTTGTCGCTGTCTAGCAATTTGATTGCCCTGACTGCGTAATGATGTAGCAAACTCTACGCCAGACTTTAACATTACATCTGTTACGCCTTGCATAAACTTGCCATCTACCATTCCATTATCGCACCATACAAGTGCTATGGAATCTTTTGTCCCCTTAGTACTCATATTACCACTTAACCTTGTCCGCCCAATAGGCTGCACTCATTTTGCCTTTAGCAATATTTTTACTATGTCTTGCCTTAAAAGACTTGCGTTTCATTTTCATACGCTCTGATTCGCCAGCCTTAGGAGCACCTGCTGTCTTGGCTCCTTGCTCGCCAAATCTAATAGTCTTTACTTTATCTCCCACCTTAGCCACTACTACGTGTGACTTCTTAGGATGGTTAGGGGTACGCTTTGGCTTGTTAAAGCCAGATACTCCTGCTCTTTTTAATCTTGGGTCTGCCATTATTTGCCCCTATACTTTGCTGTTTTCTTTGCTATATTTTTAGGTTGTTTAACAAACTGTTTGCCCTTAGCATTACCAGCAGCCTTAGCCTTATTGGTTGCTGCCTTCTCTGCTGAACTCAATGCTGACCAAGCAGCCTGAGGTAAATATCTTTTCTTACCTTTAGATGGTTTGCCATCAGAAGTTGTCCACTTTTGTTTAGTCCAGTCTTTTAAAGACTTTTGAGATTTAGCAAGTGCCATTACTTATAACCTCCGCCTGCTTTCTTGTACTGAACTGCAAGTAGTTGTGCTTTACGGGCTGACCATTCTCCTGGGTCTCCACCCTTAGAGCCAGCCTTAATCTTTTTAAACAGTGCTGCTCTCATACCAGGCTTGGTATAGTTGCCAGCAGCATTAACTTTAGACTTTGCTTTTTTCTTCACTTAGTCCCCTTAATTGTTTCTTTTGTCTTAGGGTCAAGGCGAACTTTTTCAGTGCCATTCTTTCTAAGAATAACAATTACTCCATCACGCATAATAGATTTATTGAATCCGTCGTGACGTTTGCGTTGACCCGATGACATTACTTTCCTCGTCCTGCTTTTTTTACACCCTTAACCTTTAACAGGTTAGGGTTCTTTTTAATTGCTGACTTGCTGGCTTTCCTCGCACCTGCAGCCAAGATTGCTCCAGCACGTTCCTGTGAGATACCTTGTTTTTTCGCAATTTGCTTCTGCGCTGCTTTGAAGCCCATTCCCTTTTTGGCTTTCATTTTTTTCCAACTTTCTTCACTCCAGCCTTTGTGCGTGTTTGAGGTATAAACATTCCTGGGTATTTCTTTTCAATTGCTTTTTTAGCAGCAGCCTCAGCAGCGGCTACACCCTTAGGAGATATTTGTTTTTGATATTCTTTTAAGACATCTTTAACGGCAGGGTCTGTTTTTGATATAATTTTTTTAGCATTATCAACCCTTGATTTATAAACTTTTGGGTGTAATTGTTGTTTTTTAGCAGCCATACTACTTCTTCTTTTTCTTTACTACTTTTTTCATACCCTTTTTTATTTCCATCATCTTTTCAGATTTGGATTCCATCTTCTCACCCTTAGCATAAGCCTTGGCTGCAGCCTTTCCCTTGGCTGTGTATGGGAACTTTTTCTTTCCTACTTTTGGCATTACATTCCTACCTCTCGCATTGTGTTTGCTACCCGTTGGTCTATCTTCTGAGCCGCTGGCATAGTATTTGCATCGTATGGTTTATTTAACTTCTCAGAGGCTTCCCGTGCTGCATTAATCTGCCGCCAAGTTGTCCCTCCTGGTTGGATACCTTCGGCCCTAGCAGCCCGATAAGCAGCCAATTCTCCGTCCCATTTCTTTTGGGCGATTTGTTTTCTGGCATCTCCAGGTGCTAGTTCTAGAGTACCAATCTTGCAACCAAAGCATCCCTCTACAAATTCTGGGTGCACTCTTATCTGATGTAAACTCATATTGCTGTAAAATTCGCTTCCGTTACTCCTATACCACCAGCAATTAATGCTGCCTTAGTAGCATCATTAACTACGTGTTGATATCCACCACGATAGAACTCAGTATATGTGGCTATGTCTGCATCAACGGGGTATCTAACTAAACTATAAGTAGCGCCACTTTTGGCAACACTTACACCTTTGTTTAGTTTATAAAAATAAAACAACCTAGCCTTACCCGCTGGTCCCTCTTGAACATTAGGTGTTCTAAATATGTAATTTGCCACGATTCTCCTTAATGAACTTACTGATTGGCACTGCAACGTATTCGCCGTATAAACAATGCCAATCCGTCAATCAACTAAGAAGCGATTGAAGAACCTGATTCGATTCTGAATAGAGCCTCTTCACGGTAGCGAGCAAATCCTAATACGCCGTACCAACCCATTGGGCGATGACGCATCAAGCGGTCAACTACTGGTCCGATTACTGTATGTGGCTCTTCAGCAACAGCCTCAGCAAGTGCTTGCTGTCCGCAAATAATTGTGCGGTATACGCTGTTAGCAGCAGTTCCACCAGAACCATCTTGTGCCTTGTACATACGTGGAGTCTCTACGAAGTATGCTCCGCCGTATACACCGATTTCTCCAGCCCATACACGGTCCTGTGAAGCACCATATTGGTTTGGTACTAACCAGTTACCTGTGTCAGTAGCAAGACGGAAATCGTGTGATACCTCTGGGTGGATACCAGCCCAGAAATTTGTACCCTTACGAGGTACTGCTTTGTTAGCACGTAGTTTAGCAACTGCTCTTAAAACGTTAGCAGAACTTAGAGTTGCTGCTGCAGTAATTGTTGCAGTTGAAGTTGCTGTTGAACCTGAGTAGATTACGTTTGAACCACCACGCAATGTTGTCATTGCGATAGAGTCAATAGAATCTGCTAGGTTGTAAGCAATAATGTTAGCGATTGCTGGGTCTACATCTGCAAGAGAGAATAACTCTAATGCACGTGTTACCAACACTGAGTTACCGTACTCATTAAGAGTAATGGTTACTGAGGTTGGTGTAGACATTGCTACTGCATCAACATCGTCGTTCTCTGTTAGTGCAGAAGTTGCTGTTGAAAGGTCAACGTAGCGTTGTAAAACAACTGTTGAACCTGGGATTGCTTGACGTGCTGGACGCTTATCTGCGACTGAACGAATTAGTGGTTCAGAGCGGAGAGCGAATTCAAGAAGACGGTCATACGCCTTTTGAACCAAACCAGCAGCACCAGCGGTACCTCCAAGAGAGGAACTACCTGTGGTAGTATAATTTACTGTTGCCATTGTTTGTCACCTCCAAGTGACTATGAGAATTATTTTTGCGATTGAATAAGAGCAATTAACTCATCAGCAGATTGAGCATTTTCAATCTTAGAGTTAAAGTCTTGTTCACGGTCTGGTGTAATAGCACCTTGAGTAACAATGTCTTGCTGGCGTAATGCCGCAAGAGATGTGTTATCGGCTGCATTAGACTGAGTAGGAACATTAATTCCAAACAAATCTGCGTTATCGTCAAGCCAGTTAGAAACTGTATCTTCGTTAACATCATCTAAATCTTTTAGTACTAGTCTTGCTGCCTTAAGGTTTACACCCTTCTTTTCTAGGACTTCCTTGACGACTCTCTCACGCTGCACCTTGGTTAAACCCTCAAGTTGCTCAGTAAGTTCCTTGATACGCTTTTCATCTGCACGTTTGGCTTTTCTTAGTTTCTTAACTAAGTCATCACCTTGCAGAGGTGTATCGTTATCTTGGTCTTCGTCTTCGTCTTCCCAGTAATTGTTGCTCATAGCAACCACCCTTTCTATTCGTTGATTAGTTCGCAGACCACAGTTCAGTTCGGGGAAACTGGCTGGCTTCTACTCCCAGACTTTTACACCTCACGGGGCTGGTAGGTCCGTGTAGGGAATCTATTTAGAAATAACCTGCAGAACTTGATTGACGCAGGTATGTAGTCTTTAATCCAGCAGGTGCTACACCTGATGAACCTTGGAAAGCAGCCGTTTCTCTGGCTACTAATTGTTCTCTCTTGCGTTTAGCAGATGCTAATTGTTTAAATGTTGCTTGTTCTGCCTCTGCCTGTCCGTAAGTAATTCCTTCTTCATCATAAATCTGACCTAACTTGGTAGCAGTAGGTAGTTCTTCAGCAATGGCTGAATAACCAATCTGTGCTTGCTCTCTGCTAATACCAAATCTAGCAAGGTCTTCTGCACTAGCAGCAGTGGCTGGTAATCCTTGACCTATTGCAGCGCCACCAATTTCAGCAGCGGTTGCTTTCTCTTTAAGAGTAACTAAAGTTTTAGATGGGTCTAAGAAATACTTAGCAAGGTCTGCTTCGCCAATACCATAGAATTGTTGGAACGCACTCTTAGTTGCTGGGTCAGCCATCTTAACTCTATCTACTGCGGTAGATACTCTGTCTTTAAATTCTACTGCAG